CCCACCGCGATCTGCAAAGACTGAATCGTTGGGAAGGGTTGGTTGGTTGCCGCCTACGTCGTCTTTAGCAATTTTATTTCAACAAAGTCGTTCATCGATTCACAGCTCAATCCTGAGGGCGTGTACCTGGAGGCGATCGACTACAGCGGCTCCTCTCAGAAGAGGGCATCCAAGACGTATGATGTGGTCGGTGCTCATGCCGTCAGCATCATCGGCTACTGCCTGTCCCCCGTCCACTGGACCCTCGCAACAACAAACCGCAATGATCCCGCCTATACCATCAATGACAAGGGCATGACCATGATACCGTGCTGGGTCGTCCGGAACTCGTGGGGTCCAACGTGGAACCGCGACGGGTATTTCCGGATCGCCATGTACCCCTATAACAAGACCTCTCAGCTCGACGCCCTCGTCACGATAACATCGGGTGGCGTCTCCTATCAGGCCGGCGGCATGATCCTCCTCGACACCGGTGTGATCGACTTTGTCCCACCCGACGCGACCGTCAACAAGAACGCCCTCAATTCATCCGATATCATCGATGCATCCCGTGTCCGCCTCAACAAGGAACTCATCTCCTCACCCCCCGCCTCCCAGCCTCCCGCCTCCCAGCCTCCCGCGTCTCAACCTCCCGCGTCTCAGCCTCCCGCGTCTCAACCTCCCGCCGTCGTCTCTACCAAGGAAGAAGAGCAGAAGAAGAATTCGGTCGTGCCCGTCGTCGATGATAACGACAAGAAGAAGTCGAGCGGAGGATTATCCACAACCTGGAAGGTCGTTATAACACTGATCGTCATTGCTTTCGCAGCCGTTATCGTGGCAATGGCGTACAATAGGCAGAAGCAGCAAGAATCGGATGTCGCTGCGGGGGCATCATCACAACCTTCACGTTATTATTATCCTTCTCCACGTTATTCTTGGCCGGAATGGATGCGGTGGAGGAGGAACCAACCCGGTCGTCGCTCTTCCTCCTATTATTCACAACCGCACACAGTATGAAGAAGTATTTATTAACCGGTGATCACTACGGTGGTCATAAAAAGAATTCAAATTTCTTATAAGGATTAATTTGAATGGATTGATTACTTCTCCGTGGACATGTCGGTCGCGTCGAGCAGGACGGGGATCTTTTGGGAGAGCACACCGATGAATGCCGACGCATCCGTCGCCCTCTCCTCGTCGTCCTTATACCACTTGTAAAAGATGCCCGTTCCATCGTCATCGCCGGGGAACTTGTCGCCGGCGAAGCATGTCCCCAGGACGTATTGGCCGTCGGCGTGATGACGGATCGTCATGATGAGCGTTCCCGTTGTGGAGATGTAGGGCCTGGTCGAATCATTGATCGGCGCCCAAAAGTCGATACCGGGGGTGTTCATGTGGCGTCGGATCAGGTGCACTTCTCCTTGGAGGGATGGAGGGAGCCATGCCCTCCGGCACAGGACCGGCCGGTGGAGACGGATTCTGAGTTGGCGGATCTTGTTGCTGCCGTACTCGACCATCCTCGACTCGTTAATCGTGTGCTTGATCTTGGTCGCCAGCGCGGTGTCGACCTCGCCCTTGTAGTTCTCCAGGACATTATTGACCAGCGCCACAATCTCGTCATTGTACGAAAAGAAGTGGTCCCGGGCATGCGCCGAGTTGGGGATCTTGGGGTGGCTCAGCAGCGTCTTTTGCATATCCGTGAGCGGCGGGATCGTCTCCATCGGGATCGATGGATCTTTCTTGAGCTTCTGGATCGTCTGAGCGTCGGACGCCAGCATCCGGGCAAGATCGTTTGGCCTGATCATCTGTGCATCACACATTAGAATCATCGTCCTTATTGATGACTAACGAATAAATACCTTTATCAGGGAATCCATCAGTTTTGATGGCATCAGCCGTGTCATGATGGGGAAGAGGACGGATCGGCGGATGATGAACAGCAGGTCGGGATGATTCATCTCCAGGAACTTGTGCACCATGGCGCGGACGGCCGATCGGCGACGACAATGCCGACGGCGCAGTGCCGTCGTGTCCAGCCGAAGACCACGGCACGGAACATGCCCGCACAGGGTCATTGTCGGGTCCATGCTCTCGAACCACAGCATGGGATCGTTTCCTCCCACCGTGTAGACGGGCACAATCATGACGGATCCGGGTATGATCCAGTGCTTCTTGAGGAATTGGAGGAGGGGCGTCGATACCGCCCGGTCGCTTATACGAAGACTGCCGATCATGATCATGAGGTGGAGGAGCCCATGGATCCATTCGGCGTCGGTCATGTCCGTGGGGACGAGCCAGTAGATTGTGTGGACGCTCGGGATGATGGGAGCGCTTATCAGAGTCATGCATGCTACTTACCACACAATATTTTTTGACGGAGGAATGCCCGCAGCATGGGCATGACCCGATTCTTAGAAAGGACGACGTGCTGGTGCTTGTGGAGCTCCATGTAATCCGTGTTCTGTTGGAGGTGTGCAATCTTGTCGACACACGTCAGCCCGAGAAGGAATGTGAACGCGTGCATCACCCCCGGCGACATTCCCGCGACACATCCGATGGTCTTCATGAAGCGCTCCATGACCGGCATGGTCAGGACAAAATTGTGGTCCTCCAGCATGCGCCACGCGCCATCAAAGCCCTCCCGCGGCACCTCGGTTCCCATGCACCTGCACAAGGACTCGTAGCACTCGTCCTTCCTCCTGCACACGATGGACGCGGCCATGGATCGGACATTCTCCGATCCCAGCACAAAGCCCCAGTCGTAGACCGCAATGTATCCCTCCTCCGCATTGTAGCCCCAGTTGCCGTAGTGGAGGTCCGCGTGATAGATCGACTGATGCAGCACCTGATCCATCACCCACGACAACAACAGGATGATGACATCCGGATCATTGATCTCATCGCCGTGGGCGTCCACGGGCAGGTGTTCCATCAGCAGCAGGTCGGGTGATGCGTGGTATATTGCCGGGATGCGGATGATGTGGCTCGAGTCGTCATACAGGCGCCTCATTGTTGTGGCGTTTCTGCCCTCCACAGAAAGGTCCGTCTGTGGGAGCACAATATCCAGCAGCGCCCTTGCGTCCGTCATGTTGGCAAACATGGACAGCACCCAGACGACGAACCTGTATAGTCCGATCTCAGACTCCACATTGGGATGCCTCACTTTGAGCACGCACCGCCTGCCCTCGCCATCGGTGCATGAGTGGATCTGCGCGATCGAGCCGCTCGCAGACGGGATCGGGTCGATCGTGGCGATGGACGGCAGCCGTCGGATGATGCCTTCGATGGCTTCATCATTCAGGGGCGTTCCCGCATTCTGGCTCTGGAGCTGGCGGATATGGTCCATCAGCACCGGGTGAGCATCACACTTGAATCTGAAGATGTTGAAGTGCCATTGTGCAGCCTTTATCGCTCCGATGCCGGCGTCCCGTATCATGGACACCAGCATCCCACAGCTGTCGGGACAGTCAGGTTGGAGGTAGAATCGTATAAACACAAACAATCGGATTATCCGGATAATCATTACCAGAGTCCAAAATATTTGGAGAAGCATCTTTCCCTACTACCATGACCCCAAGAAAAAACGTCCGATGAATCAAAATACGAAATAATCCTTATTTTTTCTCGATATTATTGTAGTATACACGCCCTAATGAACCTGGAGGGAGTATTTGAAAAGTTCATGAGGAGCAGATTCCAGAAGGAGCTGTCGGAGCTCCAGCAGGTCTATCGCGACGACCCCGACGGGTTTGAGGATCGTTTTGATGACCAGTTTGACAAGTATTTTGATGATTACTACAACAACTCCGATACGATCGGATGGCTCGAACAGGAGCTCCGGGACAACAACCTGGACGGCGTCGAGACCATTATGAATCAGCTCCAAAATGATCCCGACTATGTCCGAGAACGCATCCGGCTCGAGGTCTACCTCCACATCACCCAGCACACGTCATGATTCATTTAATCATCAAGTGCCAAAGGATCTGATGCTTACGAAATTTATTTCACATGATCAAAAACGGCATGTATCAATAACATCATTAAGCCAACCTTGGCCGCATCCTTCCAAACCCTGCACGGATTAACCTTGGATTTCATCGGATCTATTTCTCCCGGGTCAAACCCTTCACACGGAAAACCCAAACCTCACTCGACTTTGATGACACTTAAGGATTTATCTAATCCTTAAGGTGGATATACAGAAGAGTTGAAGGAATCAGAGGAGGATAGGAGATCCGATGAAATGCGTACAAAAGGTTTGATAAATATCCTTAAAAATTGAGCTGAGTTTGACAGACTCAAAGACCTCCGATCGACCAGGATTGAAACCCACTTTAAGAATACGATCTTGTTCTTAAGAGGTTTGATGGGGGTTGGTTTCAACCCTGATCACATTGACTCTTGCGATACGGATCGTATTGCATAATGACCTTTCATGTCGTCTTTCTGCTGCTGGTCTCCTTGGGAAAGAATGATAATCTGGAAACGACTAATCAGGTCATCGATCATGCTATCGACAATGATCCACTCATGGCCCCCCGCGCGGCGTAGTAAAGATCTTCATGAGCCGTGGGATCAGGGGGTGGCGCCTGCAGTCCTCCTCCCCCAGCGTGATCCACCTGATCTCCGGAAAGTCGGCGAGGTTGATGCGGGACAGGAAGTAATCGAACCCGTTCGTCCCCTTGAGATCCGACTGCGTCAGATCCCCCGTGAGCACCAGCTTCGATCCTTCGCCTATCCTGCTCAGGATCATGCGGAGCGCGTCCGTCCTCAGGTTCTGGCACTCGTCCACGATGATGAACGAGTCTCGCATGGTGTAGCCCCTCATGAACCCAATCGGAACTACCTGCACAATCTTCCTGTCCTGGATGTAGTCCGCCATCGGAAGCAGCCACGGCGCCATCTTCTTGTCTGCGGTGCCCGGGAGGAAACCAATGTCGTTGTCCGCGATGCCCACCGTCGGCCTCGTGATGACCACCTTGTCAAAGTTCTTTGATCGCACCTGATTCACACCCTCCGTGCACGCCAGCATCGTCTTGCCCGTCCCCGCCATTCCCGTCGCAATGACCAACGACACCCCCGGATCCCTCAGAGCCGCCAGATACGCCTGCTGATTGCACGTCAGACTCCTCACCGCAAACGCCGCCGTCATTATCGCGACCGCACGCATCTTTCTTTACTCAATATCATCGTCTTAAAGATCCTTTCAAACCCTGTGCTCGATTCATTCAGTCCGGATGATATTATCCAGGGTTGAAACCAACCCCCATCAAACTTTAATACGGCTTAAGAACAAGATCGACTTCTGAAGCCGGTCTAAAGTTGGTTTCAACACTGATATCATCAGAACCAGGTGCTCAGTAATAATATTTGGAGAAGCTCGGTTTTTCTCAGATCATCCTTGATCAGTCTAACCAGGTTAACCAGTTCCTGATCGCTGAACATTGGCATTTTATCCATCTTTTTATTCACCGACTGAAGAGTCTTCAGGTCGGTATAGGGAAGGAGCGCCCTGACCTTGGCTTCCGCATCCTTTTCTGATACGAGTGCGTACAGTAGCACCGGGTATATATCAGGATCATGATGAATATCCGCCCCATTCTCAATCAGCAGCTTCACCATTTCGACGCTCCCTGAATAGCATGCATCCTTCAGCTTATTCCTGGCATCCACACCCTCCTCCTCAATAAGATACTTCACCACCTCGTAGTTGTCATTCTTGATCGCCTCATCAATGGCTGTCCTGTTGTATTTGTCCTTGGCATGGATATCCGCCCCATTCTCAATCAACAGGTTCATAACCCTTAGCACACAATCTGTCTGATCTGGGCCCTTTGATGTCCTTGTCGCTGATCTAACATACCAGATGAGGATGGGTGTCCTGTCAGAGACCTCTGCACCCTGGTCGATCATGAATTGTATCAGCTCCAGCTGCTGATCGCATGTCTTGAACCTGATTCCTGTCAGTATTGTTTCAAGGAGTGTCTTTTTTGGTTCAATCGGTTCATTGATGAATTTTGTATTGTTGCTGACAAATTCACGGAATGATTTTACAATATGATCATCCCATTCCTCGGTGTCCTTATTACGCGCTAACCATTCTTTGTATTTTTGAGAAAACTTTTTACCCATTGTTTATCTATCATGCCGAATAATTAAATTTTCAAACTCATTCGTCCATCAGGGTTGAAACCAACCCCCATCAAACTTCAACACGGCTTAAGAACAACATCGTCTCCTTAAGCCGGCCTAAAGTTGGTTTCAATCCTGTCGTCCATTGAAGCATGTTCGGGTCATTCATTCTTATTTTTTTTTTATTAACTTAAAAAATGGATCTATCATCGCTTGCGCGTATATTTGGGAGGGGTGGTGCCGCTGCTCCGACAGCGAATCGACAAGTGGTCGTAGGGAGCTACAAGTGTGAAGACTGGTCATCATTGGACCAAGTATTCAGAAGGATCGATGATTATCAGACAGAATTCGGAACGAAGAATCCCATTTATTGGACTTCTGATTCGAAGAAGGCTCACGGAGCGATAATGAGCAGGAGGGCGCTACAGTCGATGAGGTCGACCACAATCATAAAAATCACCTCGGAAAAAACGACAGCCAACATCTTGGTGCCTGGCGGCCAACGAGCCCAAGGATCATTCTGGTATTATGAGGGGGCTGTGCGCCTGCCTCAGTCCGATTGGCAGAATGGGTTCATCATATTTCGCGACAGGAATCATTATGCATCTGAATTATTCTTTGTAAGTAAAGACACCGTGCCCCATTTTGCACAGAAGAAGGGCACATTTTTTAGCAACTTGACATATCTCAATATTCGGCAGTCAGGAGAACTATGGGTGCCCAGCACGACCAAGATTGTGCAGACCTGGTCTGTCAAGCAGTTCGATCAGAAGCTGAAGCAGTATCTCAGAACCATCACCCCGGGTCAGCACAAGCAGTCGCACCTCGTGCAGATTGCACAGAGAATCAGAAATAGCAATGCTCAATCCAATCAACAATTCGAAAAATTCATTGCACAAAGGTTCAGCAGTCCATTCGGTCATTTTAACATGGAATACATGTATACACAGCTGGAATTGAATCCGTTTACAGAGCCGGACAAGATCATTGTCTTTGCCCGATTCGTTTACTCCTTCCTGGACAACCCAGCTGAAAGCGAGATTGAGTTCTTGGAAGAATTGGTCAGTCAGTATACTGAATATATAATTTCTAATATCAAGGATACCGACGGTGCCAAAGACGTCGCGAATCACCTCATGAGGGGCAAGACGGGGTGTGAAGAAAGCCAGTGCCAGTGCCAACTTCCAGGTGCGCAACCGTCAATTCTCAGATTTAAAGAAGAAGCAGCAGCAACAAGCCAAGAGGGGCGGCGGGTCAGCAATATGATTGATCATGCAACCTGGTTGAAACCCCAACCCGGCTTAAGAATAACATCGGCTTCTTAAGGTGGGTTGGGGTTTCAATCCTGAGATTTTGTGAGCTGAGCACGGCTGACAAGTCATTTATCCAACCGGGTCAGACGACTGGGAGAACTTTCGATTCAGTTCAGATTAATCCTTAGGCATAGAGAGGTGGTCGATCAGTGGGATGGTTTGGAGACGTTGCCCTTGTAGAAGCCGGCGACGTTGCCTGGGGGGTCGTAGTTGCAGACGACAAAGGTTCCCGAATTGCTTCTTGCGACGCCGACCCCGATTTTGTGGGATGCCTTCCAGACGAGCTGTGTGAAGTGCCCGGTCCCGGGCTGCGGTGTGTTTTGTGAGTAAGAGTAGGACGCCCCCTCGTTGTACCATATGGCAACCGCCTTGCTGGCATTCCACCTCTTACCCGACGACCACGCCAGGTTCTCGCCGTAAATCAGATTAGGGCGGTGCATGAAGCTGCCGGACGATGCCATCCGGTCCGCCCACGCCTGTGCATACGCGCTCAGGTTCTTGTCATACACCAGTGGGGGCGAGCCATGCCTCCTGCGGTAGACGTTCGAGATATCGACAATTTCCGGACAGCACGCCTGTGCGACGACGCCGATCATCATGGCAATCAGAATACTCCTCATCATTCATTATTTTCATTACATATACTTCTTAAGGGATGGTGCGTAATCGAAGCCGGACCATGAGCAGGTGGTCTTTGTGCGCACGGGGTCATTGGGTGCGATCCTGAATATCTGGCGAGGCAGGTATTTGATGTAGGCGACCATTCTTTCATTCAAGGAGGATGTTGACAGGGGAGAGTGAAGGCAGGCAGAGTCCCAGATGACGAGGGATCCCTTGGGTGCGATAATCCGATGGCGGAGCCTTTGTATCATGGGGGCGTGGCGTGGGTCGTCAACGATGCCGCCCTCCTTGTAGAGGTGCGACAGATTGGCGGGGACGACGGCCAGGACGTCATCATCGGTGAGGCATAAGAAGCCCTGGAACCGTTTTTGGGGGTCGGTCGGATCCTCGTCCCAGTGCCACCATTCCTGGTAGTCTTGTTGAAAATCGGCCGATCTGTAGCCGATGCGATCGATCGACACCTGGAACCGCTGATTGGGGGATCGATCGGGGAAGGCGGCATCCAAAAAGGCGTTCCGCACACGCCTCGATCGCCTCAGGCGCCACAATAACGGGTGGTTCTGGACACCGTCCCATATCCCCGCTCGATTGTGCTTATTGGAAAACCTCCTGAGGGATGCCCGCCCACCGTGCGCATCGCACAGGAATCGGACGAGCTCATTCCTAATGTCATCACACTCCTCCGGCCTCAGAACACCCGGGATGACCGTATAGCCATGCAGCATTTTTTATCATGACTGGATAAAAACTCCTGACGGATTTCATTCATTCTCACAAGAAAGAGAATGCTTCCAACCCATCCCACCTAATCCTCAAGGTGGTGGTTCCAAAAACAGATTGAAGGAGGATGGTAGGATGAAACCTAAACACTGTGCGGGTTAAACCCTTACCACGGAAAACCCAACTCGATCTTTAAACACTTTAGGATATTATTTATCTATCTAATCCTTAAGGTGGGTTTGAGGAGATGAGATCCGATGTTGACAGGGTTGGAACCGCTTTAAAGCAATGACCGAAATGATTTAAAGACATCTCACGTCTTTAAGCCGTTTTATCAATAATCTGCAGATGGTTTAAACCCTGGATCCAAAGTTGACCCGTGCAGGGTTTGAAATATTATAGGAACCCTGTGCAGGGTTGCCTTGAAACCAACTCTCCATTAATCCGGCTTAACATGGTTAAAGTTGGTTTCAACCCTTTGAAGACATGAAGGTGATTCGATCGGGGGTGATTGATCATGCGACGGTGACGACCTTGGCGAGGTTCCTGGGGAAGTCGGGGTTGTGGCCCTTGAGGACGGCGAGGTGGTAGGCGAACATCTGAAGAAAAACAATGGCATAGATGTTTGGGAAGCACGGCAGATCGGGCATCTTCGGAACGATGAATGTGCCCATTTCGGTGGACACGTGTGCGTGAGATGTAATGAGGAGGATGCGTCCTTCGCGGGCGGATATTTCTCGGATGGAGTTCATGGCCTGGGCGTGGTGCTCCTGGTCGGTCATGAGGAAGATGACGGGTGTGTCGGCGCCGATGAGGGCGAGCGGGCCGTGCTTGAGTGTGCTGGAGGAGCAGGCCTCCGAGTGGACGTAGGCGAGCTCCTTGATCTTGAGGGCACCCTCGAGTCCAATCAGGTAATCGGTTCCCTTGCCGACAATGAGAATGTTTTCAAACCCGATAAAGCGGGATGCGATATCCAGGATGGTCTGGTCATGGGATTCGATGAATGCTCCCACACCATCGGACATTTCTGCAATCGCCGGGAGGATCATTGTCTCGTCCGATCTGTGGAGTTCTCGCACATGATGCGCAATCAGGAACAAGATGACCAGAGACGCCGTGAACGACTTGGTCGATGCAACGCCAATCTCCCTCCCACAGTTCATGTACACACCTGCATCGACGCTCCTCGCAATCATCGAGTCGACCACATTGATGATCCCGATCAGGGTGATCCCGGGCCTGTCCCTCCTCAGGCCCCGGATGACCTGGAACAGGTCAAAGGTCTCGCCGCTCTGCGAAATGACGATGCAGCACGATGAATCGTCCATGCCGCCGCGGTGGAGCGCATCGAACGCAAGCTCTGACGCGTCCATCGCCATGACCAGGTCGATCGACGGGCATACCCGTCGGAAGAACCGGGCGCCGATCATTGCCGCGTAATAACTCGTCCCGCATCCCAGGATATAAAGGATCCTACATCCGAGGAGTCGATCTCGTATGCGCATCAGACCACCGAGAACGACGCGGCCGCCGCGGACACGGGCGCCATAATTGATGGCACGCATGAGAGTGTCCTTCTGGCTGCGGATCTCGTGGTATGTGGAGGCCTCGTCCTTCTGGTAGTCATAATCATCGCGCACCCCGACCTCGATGGATGGGGAGTCAACGATCCCGCCGCGCACGGTTATCCGTTCGCCGTCATTCTCCAGGATGACCACGTCGTTATGATTGAGCTCATAATAGTGGTGGATGAGAGCGTGGAAGCCGCTCTTCTCGCTGACCGCCATGGCGATCGATCCGTCCAGTGATTGGCCGACCAGCAGGGGGCTACCCCGGCGGGCGCACAGCAGGCACCCTGGAAATCGGTCGGACTGGACGACGATCCCGTAGGTGCCCTCGATCTTGGACAGGACGTCCGAAACGACCGTCCTCCATTCATCGGGCGACGCGGCGTCCGTCCTGAGCAATGACATCCATCTGATCATGACCTCGGTATCCGTGTCGGTCGTAAAGACAACGCCCTGTCGTTGGAGCTGTGTGCGCAGGACGGCCTCGTTCTCGATGATGCCATTGTGGACAATGACCGATCCATGATCGTCGCTTATCGGGTGGGTGTTGCGGATGGAGACGCAGCCGTGCGTCGCCCATCGCGTGTGGGCGATCCCATTCCAGAACCCGTTCATGTGGGGGATGCGGTCGAGGGATTCTCGTATCTTGTCATGGCACCCAACCCCGACGGCCTTTTCTTCAAAGATTGTGGGTGATGGTTCCGATAATGGCAGACACATGATGCGGAACCCCATGGAATCATAGCCCCGGTTCATGAGCCGCCGGATAGAATCTCCCAACATCGTGGCGGGATGAATAGGTGTATTTTTGTCATGACACAATATTGCTGCTATACCACACATTTATTTCTCTCAAATATATTTTGTTGAAAGTCCATTATTCGATTTATTTATTCAGATTCATCCATACCTCTCTAAACCACCAGAGTTGGAACCGCTTTTTATGTCCTTAAGCCGTCTCATCGGGGAGTGTCTCCACCCTGATTTGGCTTAAGGGATTTTTTTCGGGTTATGAATAAATAGGATGGATATACGGACGAGGCTGAGGCTTTGTGATTGGATAGACTACGACAAGCTGGGCATCAGGAACGCGCTCGCCAGGAATAATCACAGGAGGAGGGCGATGAGGCTGGCGTGGAAGGAGTTCAGGGCGCTGCCGTTCCGATTCGAGAAGGATGGCGTATCGGTTGACGATGTCATCAGTGGCAGGGTCGATCCCGCCGACGAGCCCGAACCACTCCTCCCCGTTATCATGGAACCCTTCCCGCGCTCCGATGAGCTCGTCGACTGTCTCCTCGAAATAACAGCCGGCATGGATCTATGATCCCGCATCCACTACCGAACAAGGCTTAACAACATCACATTCTTAAGCCGGTTTGATGGGGGGTTGTTCTGAAGGAGAATTATTTAAGAGGATGAAGGGGTTGGTTTGAAAGGGATGGGGACCTTCTTGGTGTTTGGTGCGCGGGGATCATTGGGGTCATTTATTGCCACGAGGTTGGAGGAAGGGGGGCATCGTGTCATCAGGTCATCGTCATCGGACGTGGAGTCTTTTGTGAGGGTGAGGCCGGAATCGGTCGAGTCCGACATTATCGAGAATATCCCCGATACGGTGCGTCTGAATGGGGTCGTGTGGGCGCACGGGGCGAATGAGAATGACGGTCTCGAACATTATTCGGGGTTCGATCGTGTCTTTTCCACAAACGTCAGGTTCGTCCTGGACGCCGTCAGGGTGTTGGTGTCATCGGGCAGGGTGGCGGACGGCGCAAACATGGTCGTTATCAGTTCGATTTATGAGGACAGGACGCGCCCCGGGAAGCTGTCCTACACCGTCTCCAAATCGGCGCTGGGCGGTCTGGTGCGATCCCTGGGGTGCGACGCCGCCCTCGCATCCCGTGGGATACTCATCAACAGCGTCTGCCCCGGCCCGATCGATAATGCAATGACCCGCAGGACGCTTACCCACGATCAGATGGTGAGGTGCCGGGCGCTCACACATCGCGATCGGATGGTGGGGGAGGAGGATGTGTGGAACTGCGTCGCCTACCTGTTGGTGAGCAACACGGGCGTCAATGGCCAGTCGATCGTTGTGGACCTCGGCATGTCAGACTACCTGGCCCTGTAGCCGCTCCCTCAGTCGATCGGTGGGGAGCCATCGGAACGCGCACCTGCCCGGATCCTCGAGGACGACAAAGCCGACCTGATCCCCTCTGTTCTTCTTGTCCTGTGAAAGATGCCGCATGAGGTCATCGATATCAAAAGTCCGATTTTTGTAGGCCTCCGGTATCATCTTCATGATGACCGGGTTCACCCTGCCCGCCCATGGGACCTCGAAG